CGAGTGGATGGTGGTGGTGTCGATGAAATCGAAACCGCCGCCGGATCCGGAGATCGAGGTCGCCGTGGTGACGCTGGTACCGAAGGTGATGACCTCGGCGGTGCCGGAGCTGAAGGTACCGAAGAGCGTGGTGTCGACGCCTTCGAGCTCGAAGGTATTGCCGCCGGCATTGACGTTGGCGACGCGCACCACGCGATCGTTGAGCTGGTGCATGCCCTGGACCGAGAGGAAGACGTAATCGCCGTTGGAGGGATCGGTGCCGGTGTAGGTGACGACGCCGGGATTGGCCTTGGTGATGCCGGTGATGGTGACGGCGGTCGCCAGGGCGGATTGCATGGCGATGGCGACGTTGGACCACTTGCGAGCGGTGGACATGGTGCGTTCCTTTCTTCAAAAAAAAGCCCGCCGGAGGGCGGGCTGCTGCGGGTCCCCGTCGCCGGGGAATTCGGTGATGCTTCAGCTCGTGGCGAAGGTCGTCACGGTCAGGTTGGTGGCATACAGGCCGGACTGCGGATCGAACACCGCTTCGCGCGCGACACGAACCCAGGTGCCGGTGAGCAAACCCTCGATCGCCACGGCGGCAGCATCGGCGGCGGCGCGGGTGGCGGCCCAGCAACCGACCTGCAGGTCGACATCGGCGCCGAACACCTGGCCGGAAACGCTGCGAACCTCATCGGTGCGGGCGCGGGCAAAGACGATTGCCGGGTAGTCGCACTCTTCGGGCAGCGCATCGGGGTAAATGCGCGTGGCCACCAGCGCAGTGACTGCACTGGCGCCGGAGAGCAGGCTGTAGAAATCGGATTCGACGCTCATGGGGCGCGCGTTTTGGCGTTAAGTTTTTCGATCTGCGGCACGACGCTGCGCATGAAGGTGTTGATGGCCTCCTGGCCTTTGCTTTCGGCGGCCGGGCGCAGGAAGGGGCGCGCGGCCATCTTGCGCGTGCCCAGTTCGACGAAGCGCCAGTAGAACGGATCATTCGGGTTGCTGGCCCCGGCCTTGCCCAGGCGGCGCACGCGGGCCTTGCCACGGATGCCGCGCACGTTGACATAGACGCCTTCGTCGCCGGCGGCACGGGCGAACTTGCTGGCCCGCACCACGATGTTGCGCTTGACGGTGCCCGGCAGCCGGCGCTTGGTCGGCACGGCCAGCACGGGCGCCGCGGCGCGCGAGGCGGCCTGGATCACCTTGCCGGCCTCGCGCAGGGCGCTGCGCACGGCGCGGGTGCGGATATGTACCGAGGCCTCAGCCAGGGCGCGCTTGAGTTCATCGACGCCCTCGAGCTTGATCTGCAGCGCATCAGCCATTGCGCACCCCGCTGATGGCCATGATCTCGAGGCCGTCGCGACGGCCCAGCTCGGCAATGCCGACGATATCGAGCGGCTGGTCGCGCCACATCAGGCGCATGTCGCGGGTGATGTCGTCGCGGTAGCGCAGGCGCACCTTGTGATCGACGCTGCCCTGCATCTGCGCGGCGGCGAAGAATTCCTTGGCGCGCAGGGGCGTAACCTCGGCCCAGACGGTATCCAGCGCAACCCAGGCGACGACCTCTTCGCCATTGCTGGCACGGGTGACGCTCTTGGTCTGGACGGTGATGCGCTGGTCGAGGCGGCCGGCTTGCATGATCAGGCGATCTGGAGGATGCGGTAGGCGTCGAGCAGCGCATCGACGAACGGCAGCGGCTCGAGCTTGACGACGCTGCTGGCTTCGCGGTTAGCGTACCAGTGGGCGATCTGCACCAGCATCCACTGCTTGATTTCCTGCGGGACGGCCGCGGCGGCACCGTAGCCGCAGGTGTATTCGACACGCACGGCCTCGGGTACCTCGCGCGTATTGGGCCAGCTGCTGCCGTAGGCCGGGGTGACGAGGCCGAGCAGTGCAGACGTATAGACCTCGTAGGCGTCCGTGGCCATGGTTTGCAGGGTGCCGTCGACATCGAGGTACTTGAGCGAGGCCACACTGAGCAGCGGCGGCTTGGGCAGGCCGATCGCGGCGCAAGGAAACTCGTCGAGGCGATAGGTCCAGGTTTGCGTGATCAGGGCGCGGCCGGTGATGTCTTCAGCCTGGCGCCGGGCGGCTGTGATCAGGGCGGCCAGGAGCGGATCCGCCGTGGTGTTGGTAGCGGGCGCGCCGGCGCCAAGGCTGCTGTCGGCCGTGTTGTCGGTGTAGGTGGTGGTACTGTTGTCGGCCAGTGTGGCCAGCAGCAGGTAGGTGCTGCCGCCGGCGACAGTGCGGTACAGCTTGCGCGCGGTAACGCTGCTGCCGCCCAGCGGGATGCTGGTGAGCGATACCTTGCCATTGACCGCCTTGTCGGCCACGGTGACCGCTGACGAGACCGCGCCAGCCTCGGTCTCACCATCGGCCGTGACAAAGGTGACGCAGTAGCGGTGCGCGCCGTTGTCGACATTGCCCGCCGCAGCCGGCGAGATCAGCGCCGCCGTTGGCACCATCGGCGCCGGCTCCTGGCTGCCGGCGCCCAGGCGCAGATGCGCCGAGACCTCGGCGATCGTCAGCGGCTCGGTCGCCGGCGCAGTGGTGAGGGTGAGACCCATGGGTCAGAGTTCCTGGTTAGTGGGCAGCAAGAGCCCGGCCTCGGCAAGTTCGGCTTCCGTCAGCGCACCACGGACGCGCTCATTGACCGGCACGGACCACGGTCCGGTTTCCTCGTCCTGCGCCGGGATCGCCCATTGCAGGGTCTGCCCTGCGGCGACACTGGCGGCATAGGCGGGATCGTTGGCGATCAGGTACTCGTGGCAGCGCGTGGCAAGTTCTTGCGCTTCGGCTTGCGTGGGTTTGGTCAGGATCATCAGGAGACTCCGTGCTTGTTCATCAACGCCCTTATCACATTGGCGCGCGTGGCAGCGTCGTGAGCGACGTTGTAGATCAAAACTTCGTAGGCTTGGATGTTGCCTAAAAACAGCGCCCCAGTTGCGTATGCGCCGAGCGTGAATCCCCCAGCGTTTTTTACACCCACATTGCCAGTGACTTCAGCAGAAGCGTTTACTTGTATTGACGAGCTCGCTCCGTTAAATACAGAGCAAACAACACCCTTCGCGCCAACGGCTAAATCGGAAGTTTGCGGACCAGCGGCCCCCGCACTAAGGGTTAGCGTTGGTGTGCTGGGTGATTGGTAACACAACATCGAATCAGTGCCATTGCCGTCGAAAAAATAATCAGGGTTCGTCCAACTTACCTGCTTCGCCACCAGATAAACCGTCTCCGGCTGATTCAGCGTGAAGGCGTTGCACTTCATAAAGTGCGCCGCGCCATCGAACAGCAGCGACGGTCGATCCACGATCTGCGCGGGCTTGCTGCCGGTGCTGTTGATCGTCCAAGTCTCTCCGGTGCTGCCAGTGAGCGTCGTGCCGGAAGTCCAGCGCGAGGGGTCGAAGTCGTTGACCGTCGTGCCGTCAATTCCATCTTTCAGCAGGAAGCGCTTGCACTTCATTCTGGGGTTCGCCACGTCTCCACGCACCGACCCGACATAGACCTTTGCTGTGGAGTTATAAATACTTGTCGATCCGGGGCCAGTCACCGTCGCCCCCAACTGTGTCCAAGTTACCCCGTCGTCTGAGAGGTAAAACTTAACGTCGAATCCGCCGGCCCCGTTGTCAACGTCAAGCGTGATACGAACCCACTTGTATGCCCCGTCTGCGACGCCGGTCGGTACTGTTGTATTTGCGGTTTTCGATGTGGTGCCACCATCCTCTGTCCAAATAAACGTGATGATCCCGTTCGATGTCCCTTGAAAACTCAAGTACCATGAGTCGACAGGTGTGGCGGCATCCCATTTCGAAGCCATTACAGATAGCGCCGCCGGCGTCCAGTCATCCATCGCAATGTGCATGCGAATGTCAATGTCGCCAGCAATAGAGTTGGCTGCGCTATCGGGAGTGGAAAAGTAATTGTTCGCAACACCCGGCAAATACCCGTACTTATCTCCGGCAAACGGCAGATGAATCGGTTGATTCGCGCCGGTGGCTTGCAGCAGGTTGCGCCCGTTTCCGGATTGGTCGGCCCATGCCGAGGCGAAGCCGCCGGCTGCGGTGATGCCCAGCGCGGCGTCGAAGCGGGCAGCCAGGTTGGCGGAAGAGATCGCCGCGTCGTAGCGGTTGCCGCTGTAGATCGAGGCGCCGATGCCGATCAGCATGATCTCAGAACTTCAGCCAGACCATCGACGACGCCGTGGTGTTGGTGCTCATCACGCGCACCCCGGCCACGGGCAGGATGGTGCCGCCCGGCACGTTGGAGAATGTGACCGCGGCATCAGTCTCGTTCGGCTTGATCGCCACGTCGCCAGTGACGCCGACATACACGGCATTGAAGTCGAGCACGGTGCTGTCGCTTTTGGTGACGGCGCCGAAGCTGGTGGCGCTGGCGAAGACGTGGGTGTTGTTGTCGGTGTTTTTCTGGACACCGTTAATGCGGGTCGTAGGCATCGCGCTTACTCCTTGGGTTGTGCGACGGACTTCTTGCGACGGGGCGCCGCAGGCGGTGCGGCGACTTCGGTAGCTGGCGCGACGCGCGGATCGATGGGAACCTCCTTGGCGGCAGTGGCTTCATCCCACACGGGCTTGACCCAGCCTTCGGCCATGGCGACGACAGCCAGCGTGGTCGTCAGATCGACTACCTCGCCCGCTTTGTAATCGACGGCAAAGCGGCCGTCCGGCGAGCCTTTGAAGTCCTTCAGCACCTGGTACATGGCTACTCCTTCTGTTCCACCATCAGCGCATTGGGGTGCGCGTCATGGTCGTAGGCGGCCTCGATCTGCTCGGCGTTCGGCAGATCGCCGACGGCGCGCTCTTCGAAGCGGATGTCGATACGGCCCGCCTCGTCCTGCGAGAGGTGCAGGTCAAGCGTGTCGTATCCGTAAAAGCGCTCGCGCTGCGTATGCAGGGCGTCGAGCAGCGTGGTGTTCTTGGGCACCGATACCTTGATGCCGCGCTCGGTGGCCACGCCCAGCCAGAATTCGAGGCAGGCGCGGCCCTTTTCTGCGTCATGTGCGTTCGGGTAGGTGTAGTCGCAGCCATACAGGCTGATGCGCTTGACACCTGACCAGATCGCGTAGGCCGCGGCATAGGCCGCGGTGCTGTTGAAGTAGCCGTACTTGACGCTGTTGAGGACCTCGATCAACGGGAACGGCTCGGTGCTCGGGTAATCCGGATGCGGCCGGCTGGTGACGATCGGCACCGTGGTGCGGCGCATCCATTCCAGCATGGCGGCGATGTTGCTCTCGGGCCTGGCTTCGGCGCGGATCTCCTGAATGCGGACATCGTCCATGTGGAAGATGCGATCGCAATCGAAGACTGCGCCAAGGCTGTTAATGCACCAGGTCTCGTCGCTGTATTTCCTGCGCCCGCCAAGGCGCTTGCAGATGTTGGTGTACTGGTCGAGGCTGGGGCCCAGACCGAGGATGGTTACGTGCTCGGGATTGCGGTTGGTCATGTCATCTCTCACCAGATGGGTTGAAGGGTGCCGAGTCTCACGGCGCCGGATGGGTGAGCATCCGACCTGTTGGGTGGTGTTACGGGTTGGCCGTCGGGGCGTTCAGCGGGCTGTGCAGCACGGCGGTGACCGACAGGCAGCCGACCGAAGTGGTGCCGGTGCTGATGGCATCGACCGAGACGTAGCGCTTGTTGCCCTTGTAGCCGACGCGCTTGCTGACGTTCTTGCCGACGCCGCTGGTGCGGGCGGTGGCTTGAACAGGCAGGCCGGCAAGGGCCTCGGTGCCCAGCAGGTCAGCATCGGCGACGCTGGTCAGCGAGCCGGTGGCATCGCCTTCCTTGACAACCAGGGTGACGATGGTGCCGGTGGTGGTGACAGCGCCATAGCTGGCGATGAACTCGACGCCGCCGTAGCCCTGGCGGTCGATGACGGCGCCGGACTTGGTGGCATTGGCGCCGATGGCAATCGGCGCGATGACCCGCGAGGCGCGGGCGTTGTTGTGCAGATCGTGCATGATTTTTCCTTTCCTGTGCTGGAAGTAAAAAGGCCCGCCGAGGGCGGGCCTTCTTGGTCTGCTGCGGGGCGCCTGGCTTAGGAGGCGGCGAACTTCATGAACTTCAACGCTTCGAAGTTCGTGATGCCACCACCGACGCGCCGGCTGATGTGGAACTTGGTGACGCCCTTCTTGGTGAAGGGGTCACGGATCACGGCGATGCCGCGACGATCCACGATGGTGTAGGCGCGCTTGAAGTTGCCGTAGGCAATCGACAGGCTGTTGGCGGCGATGTCGGCGAGGTTGTCGTCGATCTCGACCGGGCTGCCCAGCAGGCGGCCGGCGAAGCTGCCGGTGGCATCGGGCTGCCACAGGTAGTAGGCGCCAGAGCCGTCCTTCATCTGGCGAACGGTGGCCAGGGTGGCGTCGTTCATCAGGAAAGCCGCGCCCGGGCGATACACACGCTTGAGCGAGTGCTGCAGGCTGACGATCTTGTCAGCCGGAGCCACGGAGGTGAAGGCACCCGCGGCGCCGGCGGCGATGTAGCCCACCGAGCCCCAGGCGTAGGAGGCGTTGGCCACCGTGCTGTAGGAGGCGATGCCGCGCGGCTTGCCGACACCGTTGCCGGTGATGAAGGCAGCGCCTTCGGTTTCGCCCAGGGTGATGCCGGCTTCGTCGGTGAGATCCATTTCGAGATCGTAGAAAGCATCTTCCAGCATCTCGTTGGGCACCCACGGCTCGGCGTACATCTTGAACGCCGGGATTTCGATCTTGGCCCACTGGGTTTCGGTCGATTCCGACGAGTCGGCCGCCTCAGCCAGCCAGCCGCCGGACACGCCGCGCGTCTTGACCAGCTTCTCGTAGGAGGCCTTGCCGATGGTGCGCACGGTGGCGAGCTGGCGCATGGCGCTGACGGTGGCGGCAATGCGGTCGATGTTGCTGTCCATCTCTTCGTCGATGAGATAGCCGCCATCGGGATCGGAGGCCGAGGACAGCGCCTTCTGCTCCAGGGCGCGCAGGTCGCCTTCGGTACCCTTGCGCAGGTAAATGCCGAGCTGGGACTTGTGCTCGACCTGGTCGGGCGAGAGGCTCTTGCCATCGCTACCGAGAACGCCGGGGCGGTTAACCTTTTTCATCAGGTCACCCAGCTCGCCGGAGAGCTTGGTCAAGTCGGCATTGATGGTGTTGACCTTGTCGGTCACATCGGCCGGGGCATAGCCCTTGGATTCGATGGCCTTGAGGCGGGAATCGTTGGCGGCCTTGAACTCCTCCCATGCCTTGCCCTGCTTTTCGATCAGTTCCTGCATGCCTTTCATGTCGGTGTCGCCGATCATGAACGGGACCATGCCGGCGGCGGCGAACAGCTCCATATTGGCCAGCGGGTGGCCGGCAAGCTGGAACACGACGGCAACGGTAAGCGCGGCCACGAAGAGGTACTTCGGGTGGATCAGAAGGTGACGCATGTCAGGCTCCTTTCGAGAGGATGTCGATGTTGCGATTGAGGGCTGCGGTAAGTTGCGCCAGGCCGTTGTCCGCGTCACGCGGTTGCGACGACTTGATGCGGGCAATGAGGCCTTTGGCTTCATTGCGGGAGAAACCACCAGCCTCACGCAGGTAGTCTTCGATTTCGGAAAGCGTGGTCAGCTCGTCGAGACTCTTGACGCTGGCAACGCGCGCCAGACGATTGGCCGGGAAAGTGACCGGGGAGATCTCCACCAGGTCGATGCGCTTAAGGGTGCGGCGCGGATCCTCGGGCTTGCTGCGCGGCTCGAATTCCTTGGTGATGTAGCCGATCGACAGGCCATCGATGGCCGGCCGCGGCGTCATTTTCATTAGGCTGTGCAGCTCGCGGCCGCGCGGGGTATCGGCCAGCTTGCCTTTGACCTTGAGGCCGGTACCATCTTCGGCCAGATCGACCCAGATGCCGACCGGCGTGTCGTCGGTGGCAGTGAGGCCCATGCCGCCGTGCTGCGAGAGCATGGCAGGCCACGGCTGGCGGCCCGCCTTGGCGTCCGCCAGGAAGTTGGCGAAAGCGCCCGGGGCGATCACGTCGCCGTAGGCGTCGACATTGCCGAAAACGGCGCCATACCCTTCAAAGGTCATGGCGTCGACGCCCTCATTGGCGGCCGGCGCCAGCTTGATTTCAGTCAGGGCGCAAGCCAGGTGGCGAGTGGCCATGGTCAGACTCCTTTCGGTGCGGGTGCCGGGCCGCCGACATTGGTGGCCACGGGCAACTGGGCGGCGGTACCGCCCATGGGGTTGAGCTCGTCGAGCTCGCGTACTTCGTCCTGCGTCATCCAGGCCGGGCTGCCGCCGGCGCCGAGGGCCTTGCTGAAGTAGCTGGCCCGGGCGTCATGGGCGCCGCGCAGCAGGCCACCGATGTTGAACTTGGTGTAGATCCCGGCGCGCCGATCGGCCGCGGTCAGGATCTGGCGATTGAATGCCTGCTCGAGGCGGGCATACCACGGGCCCATGGTGTGCACCACATGGGCCAGGAACATCTGCTCGGCGCTGGCGTAGGTGGCCGCCTTTTCCGTGTGGCCAACCATAACAGGCAGCACCCGGAAGGCCCGGCACACGGCCTCGACCTGAAAGGCGCGCGTTTCCAGGAACTGCGCCTGGTCGTTCTGCTGCGCCATGCTTTCCCACTTCAGCCCACCCCACAGGATGGCAGTCTTGAAGGCGTTGTCGCCACCGCCGTGCGTTTCCTGCCAGGACTTGCGCAGCGCCTGGCGCTGGTCGTCTTTGAGTGCCTGCTCAGTGGTGATGATGCCGCCGGGCTGGGCGCCGTTTGAGAACAGGCGGGCGCCGTGTTGCTCGGTGGCGATCGCTAGGCCGATGGCTTCACGCGCGAGCTTGACGCCATCCAGCCCGAGCCAGCCGTTCCAGCTTGGCCCACGCAGGTGCAGCACGTCGGCGCCACCCAGGTTGCGCTCGACGCCGCCATTGAGCCGCAGGTCGTAGCGCAGCTCGCCGCGCACATTGCGGGTGACGACGTTCGCCGGATCCCACGGCAGCAGCTCAACCACGCTGCCCCGGACAATGTTCTTGAAGGCGTACGCATTGCCGGCGAACACCAGGTGCAGGCCGGCGGTTTCGCGCCATTCGAAGCTAGTCTGAATGTCGTTTGGCGAGTCGTGCAGCAGTGCATAGGCCGGATGATCGAAAGCAACATCGGCGCCGCCGGCAGTGCGCCGGCGATAGACCTTGAGCGGGACCTGGGCGAGGCCTTCGGCAATGACGCGGGCGCAGGCCAGCGCGGTATCGGCCTGCAGGGCTGTTTTCCACGTGACGGCGACACCAGAGCGAGCCTGCGTGGCCTCGATCTGCTCGCGAAACAGGCCCCAGGTGGATTGACCGGCGCTTTTGCGTTCGCCAGCCAGGCTGATGTCGAGTCCGAAGAGTTTCACCAGACCTCCATGCCGACGCCACTACTGGCGGGCTCAAGGACCATGGCGCGCCCGTGCGCGTCGATCGTGGCCACGGCGGCATCGATCTTGTTCGCGGCGCGGAGCTTGCGCGGGAAGATGTTGTCGTTGCGGTCCGGCGCGACTTCGACGTTGCTGAACTGCCAGACGGTGCAGGGATTGTTGTCGTGATGGAAGCGGCCGGCATCGACCAGTGCCTGGATGTCCTTCATCGGCTCGGACAGGTAGCGCACCTGCTGCGGGATATCGACGACTTCGAACCCTTCAGCAGCCAGGTTGGCGCCCATTTGCTGGCCGCCCCAGGGGTCCTTGGCGATCTCGCGGATGACGACGGTTTCGGCGCTGGCGAAGATCTCTTCCTGGATCTGCTCGAGGTCGATCATGTTGCCCGGGGTGGCGATCAGGTGACCGGAATTGACCCAGCCGCGATAGTGCGCGTTCTCTTCCTTGTCGATCGCAGCCTGCGGTGCGTAGTTGCGGGTAACGATGTAGTAGTGGTCCTCACCATCGATGCGGCGCTTGAACTCCCACACGGCAGTGGCAATGTCCTGCTTGCTGGCCAGGTCAAGGCCAACAGTACATTCTTCACCCCTGAAGGCATCGAGGGTGAGAGTGGCATCGCCGGCCTGCTGCAGGCGATAAAGGTTGAGCCAGGGCGAGGCGGCAGCGACCCAGACGTTGAGGTGCTTGGTCTTGAAGGTGTTCTGCTTGCGCGGGTCCGCCATGGCGTCGCGCTGCTGGGCCTTGAGGAACTCGGCATCAACGCTGATGCCGTAGTTCGGATTGGCCTTGATCAAGACGGCTTCGCTGGTCCAGTCGTCACCTTCATCGATGCCGAAGATGATGCCGAAGCGCTGGTCGTTCTCGACGGTGCCTTCGAGGATCTTCTGCAGCTCGGCCTGGTGCTGGTAGCAGGGACCGCTGATGTCGCTGCCGGCGGTGGTGATGACCAGCATCAGCGGTTGCGAGCGCGCGCCCATGCCGGTCTGCATGGTGTCGTACAGCTCGCTGGTCTTGTGCTCGTGGTACTCGTCGACGATGGCGCAGCTGGGGCTGGCGCCGTCGCCGGGCTTGCCGATGACGGGCTCAAACTTGGCGTTCTTTTCGATCACCGCCAGGTTGCTGACGTTGGCGACGACGCCGAATTTCTGCCGGTAGATCGGCGTGGCCAGAGCCATCAGGCGCGCCGGGCGGAAGACTTCCATCGCCTGGTCCTGACTAGTGGCGCCGGAATACACCTCGGCGCCGAACTCGCCATCGACGGCCAGCATGAAGTTGCCGACCACGGCAGCCAGCGTGCTCTTGGAATTCTTGCGCGGGACGATCAGGTCGGCAGCGCGGAAGCGGCGCTTGAGGGTGACGCGATGCACCCAACCGAAGATGCTGGCCAGGATAAAGACTTCCCAGTCCTCGAGACGGATCAGCTCGCCGCGGCCGGCCCAGTCGCCCTTGATGTGCGGCATCAGCTCGGCGAAGCGACAGACGCGCTCGGCGGGCCGGTAGAGGATGCCGTCGGCGTCGGTCAGCTCTGGGTTGAAGACGTAAGGGAAGCCGTCGCTGCCGATGCGATCGAGATCCTTAA